ACGCCATTTGATAGATTTTTATTATTTTTGTGCAACCAAAAATCTATGAGTCAATTTCTTATCTACGTGCATCTGCCTAAATATCTTTCCCAGTGGGTAACGAACCGACTGGGGAACCCGGTTGTCTTTCCTGCGTCGTCACCTCAGAATGCGGTCATCCGCACCTACATCAGGAAGCCGCTCCCGGGCGAACCGGTGGAAGCCCTCGCCCCGGAAGGTTCCACCGCAATAGCCATCCCCGACTCGATAGCCAAACCGCCGGAGGAATACAACCACATGGGCATCCGCGGCAAACTCGCCGTGCAGGAAACGATCCTCGATCTTTTCAAGCGCGAACTCTGGAGCGACATATCTCCGCTCGAGAACACTCCCTGCGGACTGAACAAGCTCATCGCCGCCTGGTGCGAAAGCCACGGCATCGACATCGACCGGATCGAGACCGTGCGCCAGCGTTATTACCGCATCCGCAAGGATTACCGGAAACGCGGAATAAATCTCAAGAAAATTTCGCCAAAAATTTCCCTATAGTCTCCCCGTTTTTCGGGATTTGCGTACAAACCCGTACAACCCTGAACAAACCCGTACAACCTCAAGCAACTCCGCACAACATGTTACAGGTTATTTCCAACATCAACCGGATATCCTTCATCGAGACCCGCCGTCTCCGGAACATCACCGTCATCCCCGGCCGGGGAGTCATGATGAATTACTGGCGCGACTTCGCCGAACTTCCGCTGGTTAATCTCGCCTCGATGGAGATCTCTTCGAAGGTGGAAAACAAAAGCCGGCTCTTCACCACCTCGATCAAGGCCCTTCTCAGCGAACATTTCGACATCGCCAACCGGAAGCTCTGCTATCTGGTCACGACCGTTCTTGGGGAGCGTTATCTGGTCGGGACTGACGAATCACCCTTCCCCGTCTCAAACACTACCGACAATTTTCCCGACAAGCCATCCGACACTTCCGGCTGCACTCTCAGCGTCGAATACACCGACAATATCGGACTTTTGCCGGTTTTAGACTGATTTTCCGTCTTTTTAAGCATCTCCAAACCTCGATATATTTGCAATAAATCATTGAATCATGACCTACCAGCTGACTATCGATTATACAATTGGCCCATGGGGATATTCCAAGCAATATGTGAGGAATCTCCTCGCCGGCTATAAAGGCAAGCATGTCGACGTCAAGATCTCCTCTCTCGGAGGCGACCTTGACCACGCTCTGGATATAAGGCAGCAGTTCCTCGACCATGGGGATGTTACCGTCTATCTTTCCGGTTTCGTTGCTTCTGCCGCCACCGTCATCGCCATGGGCGCCAAACGCATCGTCATGAGCAAATATGCCATGTTCCTTGTGCATAAATGCTCCAACTTCATCGACGCGTGGGGCACCTACAACGCCGACGAGATGCAGCAGCTCATCACAACGCTCGAGGCAAACAAGAAGGAGAACGACAAGATCGATGTCGTTCTGGCCAATATGTATGCCTCCAGATGCAATAAAAAGGTTCCTGATATTCTGGCGATCCTGAAGGAAGGCCGATGGCTCAACGCCGACGAGGCCCTCGGATATGGATTCGTCGATGAGATCGCCGAACCGGAAGGAGAACGGAAACTCAACCTCACTCCCGACCTCAGCCGGAAGTTCAACGCTCTCGGCCTGTCGACGGCCGGTCTCGAGAACGCTACCGCGTCTCCGGATCAGACCCGCAAGGGTATGCTTGACAAAATCGTCGGATTCATCTTTCCGGCCAAAAAGGCTGCCGAAGAGAAATCCGGCAATCCTACCATCACACCAATCAACACACCGAAAATGGAAACCAAAAAATTTTCTGCGGTCGACCGCCTGCTCAAGCTCGACGTCGGACTCACAGCCGACGCCGACGGCTACGTCTCCGTCAAAGCCGGGGAGATGGAGAAGATCAATCTCCGCATCGAGACTCTCGAAAAAGATGTCGCCGGCAAAGACGACGACCTCAAGAAGAACCGGGAGAAGATCACCCAGCTCGAGGATCAGGTGAAGAACCTGAAGAACGCTCCCGGCGACGACACCAACGACATTGAAGACGGTGGAGCGGATGATCCCGCTTTCACGGCCATGGATCTTTTTAACTCTGTAAAAAATTGTATCTGATGAAAACCAACGAATCAACTCCCGCCGAGCCTCTTCAGGCTTCCGAACTGAAGTTCACCCCTGAAGAGCTTTCGCGCTCCGCCGCCAAATACCGCCGCGAATTTGTCCAGATTCCGATCACCGGTCTGAAGGCTGCCCTGGCTTACTTCCAGCTCCGCACCGGCATCCAGGGTTCCGAGACGGTCGGAGAACTCTCCAGCTCCATCGAGATGGCTCCGTACAACGCCTATCGCGTTGACCAGGGGGAAATCGGCATCACGGGCCGTGAGCTCAAGACCTATCTCGGATCGGCCGTGAAACGCTTCGACCCCAACAAGGTCTGGGGTAGCATCTACGGCTCGCGGATCACCCAGGGCGAAGGACTCAAAAACGTTCCCGTCACCGTCCAGATCGTATCTTATCTCGCCGCCAAGATCTCCAAGTCGCTCCGCCTGTCGCTATTTGACGCCGTCCGCAACCCTGCCGGCAACTCCACCAAGGATCTTTTCGACGGCTTCGACACCATCACCGCCGCCGAAGTCACCGCCGGAAAGATCTCCGAAGCCAACGGCAACCTCTTCCGCTTTACGGAAGCCATCACTTCGGCCAATTGCGTCGACATGCTCCGCACGTTCCTCCAGGCCGCCGACGACGAGCTCCTCGGCCAGGGCGACGGCGAGGTCGACCCGAACAACGCCGTCAATCTCTACGTGCCCCGCCAGATTGTCTACGCTTATTGCGAGGACTACAAATCGACCACCGGCAACTCCCCGGTCTACGACAAGTTCAACCAGGTCGTCGTCGAAGGCTTCCCCTACGTGCGCCTCTGCCCGTTTGCCGGCAAAGCGAAGAGCAACTTCCTCCAGCTCTCCACGCGCAACAACATGCTCCTCGGGACCGACCTCACCCACAATGTGGAGAAGATGGACGTCGAGAAGCATCACGAATTCCTTCTCTCCTTCATCGCCACAATGGTCTTCGGCGCCCAGTTCGAAAGCATCTCGAAGGAGTCTCTCATGGTCGGCAAGCTCTACGAGGCTTCGGCCAATCCTGCCGCTCCGGAAACCTCCGGCACCAGAGAATAATGTTCAACCGCTAAAATTCATGCATCATGTCCAAATGCCAATCCATCGATATCTATGAAAGTCTGGAGCATTGCCCCGGCGAAGTGGTCCTTCCGGGCCTCCGTCCGAGGGCATGGGGCATTCCCAAGTCTCAGATTTTGGGATACCCCACGCTCCCGGCTCCGGGCGACGAAGGAGCCACTATGGAAGACATCGCCACGCTCAAGGATGACTTCACCCTGGCGGCCGATGCCAAGTTCTTCTCCATCGATATCCTCGACGTCGCCTCCAGCATCAAGTCCGAGAGCCAGGGTTCGAATTATTCGAAGACCTTCCTCAACACCCTGACGCTGAAATATGCCGGCAACAATGCCAAGGCCGCCGGCTTCTGCCGCATGGCCAACAGCGACGACCTCCTTTTCATTGTCCAGATGCGCGACGGATCTTTCCGCGTGATGGGCAACGAGAAGTTCAAGACCGAGACCAAGCCGTCGCAGGATTCCGGCATGTCGGTCACCGACGAATCGGGCACGCAGCTCGAGATCACCGTCACCGACCTCGGCCCCGCTCCCTTCTATACCGGCAAGTTCCGCACCGCCGAAGGCATCATGAACTGCGCCACCGGCCTCCTCGAATCCGAATCCTGATTTTTGTCCTTTTAGCTTTATTTGGTTTGTGCCCGTGGGCAACACGCGGTCCTTCATCCCGTGTGTTGCCCCTTTTAATTCGATTCCCATGTCACTTGATCCCCAGATAACCCGCAGGATCCAGCAGTATCTCGACACTCCCGAAGCCGACCGCGACCCAGTGGCCGGCGCATCGCTCATGCTGCAGCTCAACCGCAACCGGGCTCTCTACAATTCCATTCTCCGGAAGCCGGAAAAATTCCGCGACAAACTGGAATACGAGCTCCGGAAATATCTCCGCATCCGGCTCGACAATCTCACCGTGGCCGAAGTCGCCAAGGCCGAGGAATCCATCATGCCGCGCGTGAGCCTCACCGTCACCGCCGCCCCCGAGGATGCTCCGGCAATCTCGGCCGACGACGAGATCTCCGGCGCCCGCAAGGCCCGGGGACGCCGTCCCGATCACGACTCCCTGCCGCCTCATGTGCGCGAGCTCTGGGATTCCAATATCCCGCGCCTCCGCAAGATTGTCGTCGTCTTCAACGAACTGAAGGCGATGTCCGACCTGCAGCCCTGCGACCGCTACGAAAAGCTCAAGATCCTCGATGAACTCGACAAGACCTACCGCCACAACATGGAGCTCTACGACTCCTACGATGCCGGCAACCCCGACGCCGTTCGGCGCGCCGCCCTTCCGGATGCCGACACCGCAAGGGCCGTCTCGGCCGCACGGAAAACCATCTCCAAATATAAACGGCTCTATGCCGCCACCCGCCAGGATCCGGAGAAAACGGCCGTGGCCAGAAGCAAGATCGAGGCTGCCGTCGGAGTGATCAGGAATGCCGGCGCCGTTTTCTCCGAGCAGACTGTCCGCGAACTTACCGCCATCGGCATTCCGTTTGACTGATTCTCCCGTAGCCTATGCCTTTACCCGCCATCCTCGATGTCGCCCGCGAACATCTCTTTGCCGACTCCGACAAGATGGAGGCCGCCGGTGTGCCGGCGGCCACCTCCCGCCATATCCTCCGGCTCCGCGATATCTATAACTTCTGGCTCGCCTACCCGTCGAAGCGCGACCGCGACATCGTGGCCGAACTCCGCCGCCGTTACGGCCTCGGCGACTCCGCGGCCCGTCAGGATCTCCGCCTGATCAAGGACCTTCTCGGAGAGTTCCAGAAGGTCTCCAAGGATTACATGCGCTATCGGGTGTCGGTGATGCTCAGCCGCGCCTACGAGAAGGCCGACGCCGCCAACAACACCCGTGACATGGTCGCTGCCGCGAAGGCGCTAACCGAAGTCCACCAGCTCGACAAGGAGGACCCGCGCACGGATATCCTCGACAAAGTGGTGCCGATCGTTCTCAATTTCACCGACGACCCTACCGTCATCGGCATCAAGCGCATGCCCGACTTCCGCAACCGGATCAAGGCCGTCAAGGAGCAATACTTCCTCGAGCAGACCGAGGATGTCGGCTACGAGGAAGTCGACGCCGGCCTCGACGATCTCTTCAAACCAACCTCCGGAAATGAAAATACACAAGCAGCCGGTCTACCTCAATGACGTTCAGCGCGACCTGATGACCGTGGTCCAGGCCCGCGACACGGTGCTCGTTGCCGGCCGTGCCTTCGGCAAAGGCATGGTCCACGCTTTATGGAACCTCCGCAACATGCAGCGCATGCCCGGCTCGATCACCGGTTTCGTATCGGCCAACATCAAGCGGGCGCTCACCAACACCCTCCCGTCGATGCTCATCCACTGGGAGAACTGGGGCTTCAAACGGAACGTGCACTGGTGCATCGGCATCCAGCCTCCCGCCTCGTGGGGCTGGAAGAGCCCTATCTTCCCGGTGCGCAATTTCGAGAACGTCCTCTCTTTCTGCAATGGCAGCATCGGCTACATCATCTCCCAGGACCGCACCGGCTCATCGAACTCCCAGAGCTATGACGCGCTCGATATCGACGAGGCCAAGTTCATCGACTATGAGCGCCTGAAGGATGAGACATTCCCCGCGCTGCGCGGCAACCGCCAGTATTTCGGGAAACATTTCTTTCATCATTCCATGCTGATCTCCTCCGACATGCCGGTCACCAAGAAGGGATCCTGGTTTCTCGACTGGGACAGGAAGGCGACGCCGGAAGTCGTCGACATGATCCGCGCCACCGTCTGCGAGATTCGAGTGATCGAGGAGCGCGTCCGCACCATGAAGGAGAAGGGCGTCGAGCCTCCATCCTATCTCCGAGGCGAGCTCCGGCGCCTCCATGTCACTCTCTGTCGGCTCCGCTCTGTGGCCGTCGATTATCGGGAAGTCTCCACCATCGACAACATGGTAGTGCTCGGCGAGGCTTTCATCAGGCAGCTCAAACGCGACCTGCCCCCTCTGACGTTTCAGGCCTCGGTGCTCTGCCGGCGCCTCGGCATCATGCGCGACGGCTTTTACTCCTCGATGACAGAGCGCCACAAATACTCCGCCACCAACTTCTCCCATCTCGACAATCTCGGCTACGACTTCGACAGGATCAAGGAGCCGTCGTCGCTCTTCGATTCCGACGTCGACCCGCTGCAGCCGATATGTATCGGCTTCGACTACAACGCTAACATCAACTGGCTCGTGGCCGCCCAGCCCCGTGGCCGCAAGCTCCTTATCCTGAAATCCTTCTTCGTCAAGTATGAACGCAAGCTCGAGGAACTCGTCGGCGACTTCTGCCGCTACTACCGCACCCACCGCAACAAGCGCGTGATCTTCTATTTCGACTCGACGGCCAAACAGGGAAGCTATGCCGTCAACGACGAGACTTTCGAGTCGGTGATCTTCAACGCCTTCCGCCACAATGGCTGGCTCGTGACCCGCGTCGACATCGGCAAACCGATGAACCATATCCTGAAGCATCTTCTGATCAACCGCATGTTTGACGGCAAGGGACACCTGGTGCCGATGTTCAACGTGCAGAACAACGAGGATCTTCTGGTGTCGATCCAGACCGCCGCCGTCTACAACGGCAAGAAAGACAAGCGCGGCGAGAAGCTGGCCGAGACCGAGGAAGACAAGCTGGAGTCGCGCACCGACGGTTCCGACGCTTTCGACACGGTGGCCATCGGCTGCGAGCGATTCCCGCAGCATGATGTCTCCGTCGCCGTTACCTCATCAATACTTTAAATATCTGTTAATTACCACTCCCTCGCCGGCGTATGTGCCCTGGCATATACCGCCTTTTAAAAGCGGTAATCGGGGGTAAGCGTAGGTTCGGTGTCGGAAGTCCCCTTCGTCCCCTCAATGTCAAAAGCGGAGTTCCTTTGCCTTAATTGGCTGATTTGCAACTGTGTTTGAGCTTTATTCGCGTGAAATCGTCAATTTTTGCGCCGATTCCTCCCCTCCCGACCGGTTATCGCGCACTCCGATAGCCGTTTATTCCCCCCTCC